ACTTTCAAGAGGGCTAGTAACACGCTGATAGTAAACTGCATTTATTTCATCTCCAACCTCAATATCACTATCTGTTAATATAAACACATCATAATCATCTTCAATTATTCCACCGCCATCAGCAGTTCTTCTTAATGTATCATTTATATATATTGTAAGCGAATTAGTGCCGATAGGGTAGGTTGAATCTTGAAGTGTGAATGTTCTATTGCCATTATCTAGTACACCATCGTGACTAATATTGTTCTTATCGGTATATGTAAATGTTCCATCAAGATTATCTAATGTTTCTATTATAAAATTCTCTGAATGTATTACAGTACCGCCTCCTGAAAGAATTAAGTCAATCTCAGTTTGCGTATAATATCTACCATCGTGGTCATCTGATGTTTTATGTGTAGTTAAATTGCTTGCATTAGTTGAAATGTTTGCAGCGTTTGTAGCAATATTAGAAGCATTTATACTTATATTGTCAGCATTTGTATCAACAGCATCGCTTAAAAAACCTATGTCGATAGCATTAGTATTTATATTGGTAGTGTGCGTCGCCAGCGTCGCAGCGTGGGAGGCAATATTTGATGTGTTAGTAGCTATATTAGCAGTATTCGTAGCAATGTCAGCTGTATTAGTTGCTATGTCGGCAGTGTTGTCAGCAACATCCGCCTCCAGCGCTGCAATGTCTTCCTCCTCTTGATTAACAACAGCAATAACCTCGTTAATCTTATCTTCTATTTCACCATTATTAGTATCAAACTTCTCAGGGTCAATTATCTGCCCGAGCTGGAAGTCAGGATAACTAATAGCCAAATCATTAATAGCCATTCATTTCACCTCCTATAGTATTATTCCTTCTGCCTCCTCATACATAAATATAGATACGAAGCCTCTTGTAATAGCATCTGTTCCATTATTAGTTATCTTTAAGATGTACTTAGTATTTGGTTTTAACACTAACTCATCATTCTCATTAACACTACTTTTAGCAGAAGCGTTGTTCTGCGCTGTGCTGTCTGCAAGAACTTGCACTTGATGCCAGCTTGTTCCGCCTGTGTACGTTGGAGAAGCTTTAAACGTACTAACAGCAGTTTTAGTTGTATTATGATTTGTATTATTTAATGCAACAGCAGTTCCTGTATCAACAGTAACACTAGCACCAATTAGTATTTCAGCTTTGCAACTACTACCAAGCACACTCAAATCAATACTTTTCATATGTACATAAACGCCTGCGCCAGTGGTGAAGCAATAGTTTAATGTTCCATTAGCTGCTAAACTTGTAAACTCTAAATAAGTCTTATAACCATTACCTAAATGATGTTGAGCGTGGTCAGAATTAATAATAATTAATCCGCCAGTCACACTCTCAATAGCGTCAGCAAGTAAACCTATATCATCCATATATTCAAATCCTGTACTCATATCATCCCCTCCCTATCTATAGCCTCTCAGCTCAAACTCACCATTTATCTCAAATATCTTAAATGTTTCATCTAACACATCATTACCAAATATAAACCTAATTAATCTACCACGTCTATTAATTGATAGTGGTAGTGATTTGCTAATATTCCATTTAATAAATCTATCACCAAATATTGCTCTACCCCATTTTGATATTTCACTCTTTATATCATAATCATATTCAACTAATGCATAATCAACTTCAAAGTCTACACTAACACCACTTTTAAAATCTTCATATGTTTCAGCTATGAAATACATTTGTTTAAACTTTTTAACTCTACTACCAAACCCCATATCATATCTTTTACTTTGCCAATAGCAAATAATAGCTACACCATCATCATTATATCCATAACCATTTTTATATATCTTTCCATTATCAGCTCCAAATAATAATTCATTATCAAAGTACAAGAACGACCTAGCGTTAAACCCATCATACACAGACCAAGTTTGGAATATATATGAGTACACTAATATTTTATCACCTATTGATGTGTAATATAAATCATCTCTAAACACGCTTACCGCAGAAGAGTATAACGAATCATCAATTGATAGTGGACTCTTTTTAAGGTTAACCTTCTTATTAATCTTTCTAGTCTGCATAAGTTCAACATCTGTTTGTGGAGTATTTAATGTATAAAAATTACCATCTGAACCAAGATAAAATACAAAGTCATATATTCTTAAACAAGTTCTATCAGATGCAATACCAGTATGTGTATTTATTTTACTAACTTTAAATGCAACACTATCATAATCTGTTCTGTTTGTGTTGCCATATATGGCGTGCACATCATCTTTTCTACCAACTATAATAGCATTGTGAAACTCACGTAAACAAGTAATCTCATCACCGTTAGGAGTTAACCTAACACCAACACCAAATGGAAAGTAATAAGGATTTTGTACATCACTAATCCATACAGCGTGAGGATCATTTGTACTACCTGTTATATAAACTCTACCATCTTTTAACTCAATGTATTTAGGAGTATCACATAATATACTGCCACCTTTAAATGTATCATCAACTTCATACTGGCAAGGCTGATATGTAACAGTTCCAAGTGTGTAATTATATACAGTTACACCTATAACATGTGGAGAGGGGAGTGGAGTATACGTTCCAGGAAGAACTACTTTTAACGACTGAGCTGAGCCAGTTGGTGTACCAACTACGCTTATATATGTTCCACTACTTGATTGAGGGTGAATACCGTAACTATATAATTCATCACCATCTACATATAAGTACTTACCATTAAAATTAACACCACGAATATGACCTGTTAATGTTTTAACCTGTACTTCGTCTATATACAAATCAGTAGAAGTAGCACATATTAATTCACTGTCAGCATTTATCTTTTTATATTCATCTAAAAATATTATTGGCTCATCAACTACTTCAAAAGTGCCATACTGTTCATATCCTTTACGCTTTTGTACAGTACCTTTATCACTAAAGAAGTCTATATTAAGCAAATCAGATGATTCAGTTTCACTCATTTCTACATAATCATCAACATTATTTAACCCACCATAAAACGTAGTTATATTAAAAGTTCTTATATCGTTTGGAGGAGGAGAAATATTTTGTATAAAAGGCATCTAAAACACCTCCTCATCAGATTGATAATTATTAAAATATATATCTTCAACATATGTAGGCTCACTATATTCATCCAAATCAATAGGGTCACCAGTTGTTGGGTCAAGTACTTCAATATCACCTGATTCAACAGCTTGAACCAATTCATCTAATTTATACTCAAAGTCATTCATAAACGATGTGCCTTGATAGTGACGCTCATCCTGCGAGAAGAGACGAGAGGTAGCGTAGAGTGGAATTAAATAGTGGTATTGCGATGGAAGATATGCAGGAACATCAGTATCTGTTACAAGATAAACCATATTAACAAAATATGGTTTACTTTTTATTCTGTCTATTCCCTCATTAATATAAGAAACAATGTCATCTTCACTAAATATACTTCCAGTAGTATCATTTGTATGAGTTCTAATTCTTGCTTTAATATCTTTTAAAGTCAATTACAACACCTCCTATTTTTTCCTAGTAGTTTTCTTAGGTGTTTTCTTAGGTGTTGGCTCTACAACAACTTCATCATTAATTGGTGCTGTAACTTCGTTTGATGTTGTTGCAACACCATCCTTCTCAGCAATGTATTCAATTATACTATTAACCATATCACATAATGCATCTAATCTAACCATACAGCCAAACAACAATCTTTCATTAACATTAACAGGACGAAACTCCAAATCCTTCTTATCCATAAAACACCTCCAAATAAAAGAATAGGGCGTATTAAACGCCCTATTATATTAAAAACAAATGTAATTTATAACATCGTTAGTAGCTAAAACAAAAGTAGTAGAGTTATTAGCTATAGTTAACTTGTCGTCATCAAGAGTAACATCAGCAGATGGTTTAGCAATTCCAGCAGAACTAAGAATTGTTACTACAACACCAGTACAATCTCTAGGTAAAGTAATATCCAAAGTAGTAGCAGTAGCCTCTGTAGATGTTACAGTATGAATACCTGTTTCGATTGGCATAAATCTTGTAGCCATATTAAGCACCTCCATATAATAGAAGGGCGCTTAGCGCCCTAATTTAATTAGTTAGTTCCAGTTGAACCTACGATACCACGATAATCTGAGTATCCATAAGAATATCTCATGTATCCACGATATTTAGCAACGAATGTATCGAAGTCTTCATCGTTCTTGAACTCTGGTCTAATTCTCCAGAAGAAGTTTAATTCATGTCTCATACCATCAATTAAGTACCAAGCTGTATCAGAACCACCAGCAGCCGCTGATAAATAATCCATAACAACAACTTTAATACCAGCTTGTGATAGGTACATATTTGTATCATTATAATTATTACCAACAACTTGTTGCGAATTCAAAAGTCTTAACGCAGTATCTTCAAGCGCTGGAGGAACAACTAACATAGTAGGATTTAATTGAATTAAATTACCTGCTTCATCAACAGTAGCTTTCATTAATTGAATAGCAGCTTTCAATGTAGTATCACTTAAAGCACCAGTAGTTAAATTATCTCCAAGTGAAGAAGAATCTAACAATGGGTGAGAGTTAGAACATAGTGGAACACCATCATAACCATTAACAGTAAACGCATCAGTTAATACACCAATAGCATCTTTTTCTACTTTAGCTCTACCTGAGCGAGCCATAGCTTTAGCCATTTTTTACATTTGTCCATATTGTTCATCATCGTACATTTCACGAGTAACCATGAAACCTTGAGTAAATGCATTATGAGTGTAAGTTCTCTCTAAACCAGGTGATAAAGTTTTGTAAGCAACTTCATCAGCTTGACTACGTCTTTGAGTCAAATCACCAAATGCACCCAATCCCCAATCAGTTTCTTTAGCTTTGCTAGAAGTTTAAATATTTAATACTTTACTGTATTGTTCTGGTAATTCATTATAAGTTTCAAAGAAGATTTTTCTTAATCCTGGCTCTAGTAATTTACCAAAATTAGTTTCATTATCTCTGTCACTATCAGTATAATGAATTAAATTACCATCACCAGTAACAAAATCAAAGCTTGTACCTGGAATTGGTTGAACAGGAGTTGCAAACCATTGAAGGTCTAACATTAAATTTTTCATTACATTCACCTCGTTTTATTTAGAAGATTTGTTTCTTAAATACTCGTCGGGTGTCATACCGAATACGCTAGCCATCTTCAATTCACTACTAGATAGTTGCACCTTTTGTGCTGGTTTTGGCGCAGATGCGCCCTTTGCTTTGAGGATAGTAGTTGTGTCAGTATTCCCTTGTAATTCTGCTAGCAATTCAGCTTTAACTTGTTCTCTAAGACTATTTGCATCTAATGGTTGATAACCTTTATCTCCTTTAAGTGCTTTATATACGAATTCCAAATCAGTAAGACCACGTTTATTAGCTTCATTTAAGACTTCAATTTCATCGAAGTCATTATATTTTGATGTAAGTTGTTGTAATTCAAGTCTTAACTCATATTCTTGAACCTTTGATTGCGCTTCTTGTAGCGCCATTTCTGTTGTGTTATATCTATCAAAGAAGTCACTACCATCAATTTCTTG